CTATGGAAGAAACTCGGTAACCGCCTCCGCATAAGCAGAATAATGACTGGGCGTCAGATGTGCATAGCGGCGCACCATTGATTCAGACTGCCAGCCGCCCAGATCTTGCAACACATACAGCGGAGTCCCCGATTGCGCATGCCAAGACGCCCAGGTATGCCGCAGATCATGCCAACGAAAATCCTGTATCCCTGCCCGCTGCAACGCCTGATGCCAGGCACGAGTATTTACCCAACGAATAGGACGACTACAATAAGTAAACACCCACTCATGATGCTGTCCACGTTGCGCCTGAAGCACCTGCAAAGCATGCAGCGACAACGGAATCCGGATCGCCTGCCGTCCCTTCGCCTGATCAGCAGGAATACGTAAGACCTTACGGACAAGATCGACCTGATCCCAACGCAATTTCAATACATTGGCCTGACGCAATCCGGTTGACAAAGCAAAAATAACCATAGCGCGCTGATGCAATGGCAGCTCGGACAACAACGAACAAGCCTGAACAGGTGTCAACCAGCGAACCCGTTTTGTCGGTTCTGGAAACAGTGAAATATGAGGACACCGATCAATCCACAGCCAAATATCAAACGCACGGCGCAGGATAGAACGGATCAACGCCAAATAACGATTTGCAGTGGATGGAGAAGTCTCAGCCGCTTTTAGCGTAGCCACACGCAAAATTAAATCGCTATCAATAGCAGCTAACTTCTTTTCAGCAAAGTAAGAAGCCAACCAACGTAATTTAGCGGCGTCTTCATGCGCCGTTGCTTTACGAGATTTTTCAGATAGCCAGCGCAATGCAGCGTCACCCCATAAAAAATGAGACATAAGCTCCCCTAGGTTCTTAATCTTTTCGAAATGGCATAGCGGAGAAATTGCGGGGCGGCCTTGCCGCGAAAGAGAGTTAGCGCATCACCAACGCACCTCAAAAACGGTTTTGCGTAAAAGAAGGTACCCAGCCACTGAGACCGCGTCGATCATCGTATTAAGACAAGTGCTGATACAACGCCAACAAAAGCGTAAAGCGTTTTCCGTAGGGGGCTAGCCCCCTACACCCCCGATTGATCTACACTAGGCAGAAAACAAGAGAGAAAATGACAATGACACAAAAAGAACACAACGCAGAGATCATAGATGAACAAAGAATACAAATTGCAAAATTGATCTCAGAAACAGCAAAGATTCAAGCTGAAATTCACGAAGTAAATGCACAGACAAAAAAACTAACAGCAGAATCGAAATGGTACCCCGTGGTAGTAGCTAGTAGCCTAATTGCAGCAGGAGCCACAGCAGCAACATTGTTCATCAAGCTATTCCACTGAATAAACAGCGTAGAAGCTATGTATTCATCTACAAGCAGCATTAGCAGCATTATCTACGGCAGCAGTAGCCTCGTAGGAGCGATTAACGCCCATCTGATCCAAAATAACAGCACGCTGTCTTCTTGCAGCATCGCAAGATGAATTTTGCACAGGAATAGATGAACCAAGAGTGTGAGAAACACTACGCTGCAAACGATCGTTAGCATAACGTTGTTGCAATTCTTGATCGACCCGATAACGACGCCAAAGCTCGTCACTACTAGGAGGGGAATCAGGAACAGCTTGCCAAGTTCTCACTTCAACTCCAGAAGAACAAGGTTCAGACTGATAAGAAACGCGTCTTTTATACAAACACTTATGAACTAACTGATCGGCAAAAACACGACAAGAAACAAATAAACTAAAAAAAATGAATAAAAAAGAGACAATTCTAAAATTCATAAGCTCATCTCATAAAAGACACAAGATTGCTAATCATGAGCATATGCATACTTTTATTACAAGAAAAACCTACAGATATAAAAACAGCAACAACTTTATTTATCAAACTACTCCACTAATCTGAGAACAACATCAATAAAAAACCAGGCCGCCCTACACGGCATATAAAATTATGAACATAAATTGAATAGATTATGAACCAATCATAACTGGCATGGAAATTGCGTTATTGACAAAGATAAAAAAATGTGAATGAAAATTCCTCACAAAGACCCAAAAACTAACGCGAAAACGAAGAACCACGCCCTAAATCATCACGATGCTCATAGCCAGGTGATTCCGGAAACGTTCCCATAGCACGCTCCCCCTTCTCTATCATCCCTCCCTGAACGGCAGGCTCTCCGTGAGCATCACTCGCTGCGCTCGCAATGCTCACTGCGCCCTGTTGATCACGGGATAAATTATATAAACGCGGGTCCGTTTCACGAACAGGCTCCCGCCAAGGCCATGCTGTCGCTACCAAAACATGACTAAGGACAGAAATACGCACCCCATAAGAGTGCACAGAGACATCAAAGCCCAAAGCACGCAACTGCTCTAAATCAAGCTGCTCAATCACCAAATTCTCCGTATTAATCCATTGCACCCAAGCACGATACTCATGCCCCACCTGCGCAAGCGCAGCCAAACGCAACCGACCCTTGGCATTAAGATCAAAAATATAACGTTGCTCAGGCCCCAAATCTGACAAAGGATCAACAGGAGGCATCACAGGAGCAGAAGCAGAAACGTCTTGATGAACAGGACCAGAAACAACCTGACCAGGCTTAAACACCTGCCCTACACCTGAAGAGGAAGGACTAGAAACAACATGAGCAGAAAGACCAGCACTAGCAAAATAACGAGAATAAAAATGAAACCCCACAACACCGAGTGCCAAGAAAAAAATAGCCTTTATTAGCATCACTGCCCAAACTGTTCTCTTACCCTGAGAATACACCTCCGTATTGCGTGCCCCTGGCGCATACCCATCATAAAGAGGAAAAATAGACGCATCATATTTAAACGTCTGACTCCCCACCTTCTCAAACTTACCTGCCGCCACAGTATGGTAATACGTCACACGATAACGATTCTTGAGACCAACAACCGTCAATTTCTGAAAACTATGCTTACGCTCAATACGTGCACGAATCGCAGGATGCATCCGCTTAATCCACTGTGTCATAAGCACAGCATCACCGCCATTTTGCCCCAATAACGCCCAGAAATTCTCTATCTGAGGCGCCAACGGCGAACGAGAGTCAACATAAAACTCATGCACCTCATCAATAACGATTAACACATCCTTAAAACGATCTTCAATACACCATTTGCCGTCAACTTCATCACGATAACAAACGAATGTATTTAATACATCATCCGTATTAACAACAAAAAGAAGTTCACGAATACGAGCCTCTGACATCTCCAAATACTGAGCAATCAACTCATGACGCAAACCATTCAAACGTGCATAAACACGACGACCCTCACGAAGAGCAGGAAGAATATGATGCTTCACTGCATCGTAACTTTTCCCAGAACGAGGCACACCCTCATTAAAGACCAACATCACCAAATACCTAAAGTCAACAAACGCCTAAATATAGAAAAAACAATCGCCGCACTAATCACGCGCATAGAATTAGATAACTGAAATACGTCAGCAAACCACACGACTGTACTACCAGCCTTACCTAACATATCCCCCAAGCTTTGCTGCTTTAGAAAATCAGGCCAAGGCAATACACCCACAACAAATAAAATCAATGAAAAACAAAAATTACAAAACAAAACAAAAACATCAGAGACAAAATCAGCTAAAGCAAGAAACATCTTAGTGATTAAATCCCAAATCCACTGCGTAAGATCAGTTAACCACCCAACCCTTAATATAAACATGATTCCTCCCACCTAACGCAAGGTCGCAATACGAACGGCAAAATAAGAAGCAATCGCAAAAATAATATAACCAGCCGACCGCAAAAAACTCAAAAAAACACCGCTGCAATGATAATCAAATGTCATTTCTGGCCAATACGCAGAAGCAGACAACCTAAATACAGGACATTCCCCAGATGCAGAAATGGCTAGAAAGGAAGAAATACCAGAAATAAAAGGAAGATCATTTACCTTAGCCTGATATCCTGATACGACGGTGTCTAATGTCTTACCATTACGTTTATAAAGAACACCAGTCCCTGAAGGTGAACCACTACCAGGTGTATCCTTATCACCACCTGATTTATCACCACCACCTGATTTATCACCACCGCCGCCACTGCCCGAACCACTAGAACCACTGCTAGAACCGCCAGAAGAACCAGTAGAAGCAAATGTAGTTGTATTATAATTGTTATAAGTATTATTAGTAATCTGAGTAGAGGTCCCCTTACCATCTACACGCCAATCCCCCTTATCCTTAGGCGCGTCCACAGGAGCAATAACAGGAACATCAATTTTATTCAAAGTTGCTGCATGATTACCGTCAGAAGCAATCTGAGTTCCCACCTCACCTGGTTTCCAACAATACTGATGCCCAGTAGATGAAGTAGCACAATACTTACCGTCCTGCCTCACACACTGCGTTAATGTCCCCATACGGGTACACTCATCTTTAACAACGTCCTGAGCAGGAGGCGTATCCTGACTAGACGCAGAAGAAGAAGCACCAGACGGAGAAACAGTACACAAATTCCCGTTAGGAGTCATACGAGGTAAAACATACCTAACTCTGCCGTCATCCTGTCCTATACCAATGACACCATCAGAACGATCCACATCATAAGAACAACCATCATAACAAGCCGTAGACGAAACACGCACACCCGAAGGAAGGGTTAAAGCAACAGGTGACTTAGAAGAACGTGTAAGACAAGTTTTCCCCTCAGGATAGACCCGCTGAAAATAGACCCTACTATCACTACAACTATCAGAAGAGGGATAACCGGGCGCAGTGCTATACCCCCCAAAACCAATAACGCGACCATCATCAGTCATAGGACAATCAACCACTTGCAAACCAGGAATATTACTATTCTTCAATTCATTAGAACGCCACATCTGATAACTTGCACTAGCAACAGCATAAGCCTCCCCCCTATCTAAACACTGATTAGGATCCCAATGCGGCTCACCGATATCGCAAGCAAAACAAAAACGAGAAATAAAAAGAATCACAAAAAAAACAAGTATGCGAAAAATACTCATGAAGCATCCAGCCCCTTAACAGCAGCCCATCCACATAAAGCACCCAAAAAACAAGAGAATAAAGTAATTATCAAAGCACATACACCCAGCCGGTGAAGGAGCGACACAAAAAGTGCCGCTCCAATAATTTAACCGAAGAAACCAGCGACTTTTTTCGCCCCCCACTTAGTAAATCCTACAACTGCAATTAAAGCAGCAGCACCAATGAGAGCCGCCGCCGCCGCCTTAACATCAAGTCCAGATAAAATATCTGCCATACATCACCTCGTTTATTGATTATCGGCCATCAAAAAATGTCGCAACGGTGCCGATAATACGCGCTACGACATACCAACCAATCACAGTAAAAGCCACAGCAGTAGAGGTCTGAATAACAGTTTTCATATCAGGCACCTCGAACGCACGTTGCACCAACTGATAAACCCCATACTCTGACCCACTCACCAATATATACCCCGTACAGTCAGACACACTCTGACCTGTAACAACCAAGGTACCATCAGCTTTTAAAGAGACACAGAGGGCCATAACTTAACAAACATTCCCAATACAAGAAAAAAAACATAATCAACAAAAAACAACAAAAAAAACTCTATACACCAACACAAAAACAAAAAAATAACTAAAACAAAAAACGATAACACGGCACTAATCAAGACACCTTAGAAGAAACAACAGAAACAGGCTCCTTACTAGCAAACTCCTTTAATGCAGAAGATAAAGAAATCAACTTAAGACGCCTTAACACCAAGTTCCCATAATCATCCGTCCCATAAGAATCAGGATGTACCAAATACTCACC